GTATTAGATCACAGGCTATATTCCCAAATAGGAAGAAAGCTTGGGCCAAGGGTAATGAATATATTATGTATGTACCATATAAAAAGAGAAAATGGGCGAAGCCTACTCATAAAACATATGTCGAACCCGACTATCCAGATTGGATGTTTCAAGCTGAATGGCAAGACTCGAAACCATGAGGCAGAGAGTTTAGGGCCGCAAACGGCGGCGGTATAAAGAAATTAATCCTGATCTCTATAAAAGACATTACGATAGAAGCTAAAAAATCCCTGAAACTTTTTCAAACATTTTTAAATATTTATCCACATTTTCTGAATGTTTTCAAACATTTTTATATATTTTTTCCACATTTTTGGGCAAAATAATATACCAATATATGAGACAAATATGCCCAATATGTGGATATAAATGCTATTTGACAAACAATTTGATATGGGGTATAATCCAGAAATTTGGGAATATCTATATATAGTGGTTTGGGGATATTACGAACCCAAGCTGTAGAATGCTCCATTCCCCACTTTCCTCCATTTTCCTCCACCAATAGAATATAAAAATATTATCAGTAAGATTTATCTGTGGATAACCATGGTACAATATTGCTATTATGATCAAAATATTATGCTACAAGTGCGGGGTCGTATTTGAAAAAGATTACGACACTAAAACCCTATGCCCAAATTGCGAAGAAAAGATATTTCAAAAACAAACGCTGTTTCAAGAATAAACCTGTGGATAAAGTGTCTCAATATGTGGATAACTATGATACAATTGTTCTATGCCTAGCCAAGAAACTAAATGGTATAAAGATGTCCAGCTTATTGAAGCATTGGACAGAATACGCCAATCTAATTTAGACTTTATGTCTAAGTGTTATTTTTGTGGCGCCAAGTCCATTGGAATTAAAGCGATAAAGGAAAGACTTTATTCTATTTGTGAAGAACATGGAGATCTAAATAAACTCCATGAAAAAGACCTTTAAAATTCAGGGGGTAGGGTAAAATCCCCATATGCTTCTTCGCATAAAGGGCAAAAGGAATTTACACCTCTGGCCTTATCCATTCCTATCAGCAATATCCCTTTATTCTGCAAATCTAGGATTTCTGGATCTAATCTACCATATACTACTGGGATTAATTTAGACTTACATTTTATACAGCTGTTTATCATACTAGGGTATTATAGCATTTCTACTATACCCTGGTATTTTTATATACCTGCCCATTTTGCGGTATAATGGCTATATGGAAAATAATGAGACAACAAGCTGCTATTCATATAAGGTAGAAATGATTATTCAGATTCTAGCAAAGGATGAAAAGACAGCAAGAGAACAATTGGATAGGAGTGGGGGATATACTTCTTCCCGTAAAGTTAATTTAATGGATGCTGTTGAATTATATGCAGAAGTAGAAAAAGATAAACCATAGTGCCCTGTTAAGGGCATAAGGTGGTTTTGGGGTTCTATTTTGCGCCGAACTTTAAAGACTTGACATACCCCCAACTTTTAGGCTATAATTGATACTAGAAGGTTGAGCTTAGGTTCCCTTCTAACGCCCCTTCCTTTCTGGGGGCGAAACGCTCCCTCCCTTTCTGGGGAGCTCGTCCTGAGTATGACGCTAAACTGCTCCCTTTCTAAATTTGACTAAAACAAACTGCACTGCTATAATAGATATGTGAGCAACAGGGTGGTAGTCTGCGATATATGCAGCAAAGAGATAGAAGTGCGTTGGGGCATATTCGCCCACGATACACTGAATAGACACAGAAAGGAACATAAAAATTAAATGCAAAATGAAGAATTTACAGAAACAATGAGAGAGTCTTTATCAAAAATGTATTGGCAGGGATATGCTGATGCCAGGGAAGACATTGCAGTAGAGATTGAGGCTATCGATCTTGGTACATCTTCCCAGATTAATGGTCTTGGGGTTAGAATGATTGCAACAAAAATTGCTAGGGGTAATTAATGTCGCAGTACGAATTTGATAATGAGATTATTGAGATAGATAAAGAGTTAGAACGTGCTATCATAAAAAGGTATTTTGAGAAACGTTTTATATCTACCCTCGTTTGTTCTGCCTTTATTATTGGATTTTTACTTGGAGTGATTGCACATGCCATTTGATTGGGATAATACAGAGGTTGTTCATAACTCCCGCCGACCATTACGATGGATAGCAAATTGGGCTGGCAGCGTGGCAAGTAGCGGACTGCTTGATATCTCATACATGGAAGATAATGGCTATACTGGCTGGCGGTATAAACTTAAACTATTTTTATGGAATACCTTCTACCCAATTTATAACAGATATGGAACATACTATAAAATGAATTGGGATCTATCAGGTCCTGCTTGGGATGACTATGATGAGAGTGGTATACCATATTGGGAGAAGTGGGAACTCTGGGATTACAAAGATGAAGAAACAGGCGATGCATTTAGGATTATTAAAAATGAAAAATAAAAAAATTTTATTTCTTGTTATATCTGCATTTATTTCAGCATTTGGAATGTATAAAGCATTTAAAGATTTATCAGATGCGTTAGAGTCTGCAGATATATCTTGGGATGAAGAAGAAGACTTGAAAAATCTTTAAGCATGTGATATGCTTATAGGACGGAATCGTAACTTAGTAGAAAAGAGAGCATAATGAATCCGAAAGTAACACTAGTGGGTCGCCTTGGTGCTGATCCAGAATCAGTTGGAACAAGCGGGGTTCGTCTTCGTGTTGTAACAAGTGATAGAGCAAAGAATGATAAGGGTGAGTGGGAAGATCGTGACACCTCTTGGTGGACGGTAAAAGCATGGAAGACTCTTGCAGAACAAACAAAAAAGACTCTTAAGAAGGGTCAAGAAGTAATGATTACTGGAACAATCTATCAAGAAAATTGGACAGATAAGGCTGGTAATAATAGAACTTCTTATGAAGTAGTAGCAGACTCAGTAGGACTAACTGCATATACTATTTCAAAGCAGCCAGCAGTAGCTACGGCTTCAGTATCAGACAATCCTTGGAACAACTAAGGATATTTTTGTGGTGAGGCCAGTATCTATAAAAAGGTATTTGGCCTCACTATAAAAAGATATTTATGGAAGTGGATCCAGTAAATGGGTAATTGGACTGAAGAATTAACAGATGAACAGAAGAAACAAGTATGGGATTTTATTGTATTTACTGTAAAAGAAATACGTGAACAAATTGCTTTAGATGTTGAATATACATATGAGGTTTGGGCAACTCATGGTAAAGCTAAAAGTAGACAGACTAAAAAGGCTTTTATGGTTTGTGCTGATATAGCAAGAGGATTAAATGAAAGAATCTCTGACGCAAAGGAACAATAGCTCAGTTGGTTAGAGCCCCCGACTCATAATCGGGTCGTCGTAGGTTCAAGTCCTACTTGTTCCACAATGCGGATGTTGCATAATGGTAGTGCGTAACCTTGCCAAGGTTAATGCGAGAGTTCGATTCTCTTCATCCGCTCCAGTGATATAATATAAATATGAGTTTAGAAGATGATATTAAATCTATCCTATTTGAAATAGGGAAAGATATAAAAATTCATAAATTAATTGATGGAAATTTAATTCTTGATATTGATTATGATAAGTATACAAAACAAATATTAGATCTTGTCAACCAAGATTTAAACAAATAGTTTTTTAACTAATTTATATTAGGCGTTTGCTATTTCGTCAGGAGTTGCAATACGAACTTTCTTGGTCTTTAACCAAAAATCTGCACTATCTTTCTTTACCACATTGACTCCAACAATAAGCTTTCCGTGAACTCCATGATGAAGATTTTTTGTTGAGTAAAGTGTTACAGTTAATCCAGGTGCTGGAGCCTCTACAACTGGTGCTGGAGCCTCTACAACTGGTGCTGGAGCCTCTACAACTGGTGCTGGAGCCTCTACAACTGGTGCTGGAGCCTCTACAACTGGTGCTACAGGTTCTACTGCAGCAGGTTCTGCTACAGGCTCTACAGACTCAAGATTAACAGAATCAGTATTTTTAAACTCAGAATTTATTTCTCTCATAATTACCTCCTTGATAATTATATCAGAATGTTAAATAAAGCGGACCCATTTTAGATCCGCCTTATTTTTTACCGACCTGAAATTACTTGTCAGCCTTTTTTGCTTTTTTGGGCTTTGCAGCCTTAAGAGCTTCTTCAACAGCCTTTGCTGCTGGCAAACGACCAAATGCTGAATCGTTTGGATTGACTGCACGTGCTAGTACTGGGATAATAGCACCAACAAGTGCTGCCCATAGATCCTTTGGATCTGTTACTCCTGCGACGTATAATGCTGATCCTGCTCCTACCACTGAACGAGCATAGGATGCGAGCATTGCCTTTAGTTGTTTATCTGTCATCTTTTCCTCCTAGGATGTGACCTTTATTAGTATAGCATATCCAGCCCAGAGCCCAATAATGCCTGCCACCCCTGCAAATACTGGTGGCGCTGGTACTGGTAATTTGAATGCAGCGAATACTACACCACATCCAAAACCTGTTAAAACAGAAAATAGTATTTCTTTCATATTTCACCCATTAATTTCATCATTTCTCGGATCCTGATCTGGATTATCTAATGGTGTTGGAGCAGTAGCAAGAGTGCCACATTCGATACACTCCATATCTAAATGATACATGCCAATGGTATAAGTTTCTGGGTCAAATGAAACAACAATTTTAAACAAAATATTTCCACAATTTGGACATATACAAGTAGGAATACCTCTAGCGTCTATCATCCACATCCTCTGGAAGTAATTTTTTTAAAGCATCTAACTCTTTAGATATTTTCTTTAAGGCAAAGTCATGTGAAGGAACCATTCCCTCTATTACAACTCCATATTTATTAAAATAATCAATTTGTGGCTCTACCTCATTTATAAAACTTTTTAAACCTGTTTGTACTTCCTCTATGTATCCAAATGCCCAGTCACGAGAATCTGATAAAAATTTTATAAAGCTTTCATTGTGTGCTTTATCATTTTCTGATATATTCGGTTGTTGATTATTATTAGCATCAACAGATGCCAAATAAAGAAGTGTACTTTCTGCTAAATGCTTAGTAGTATGTTTTAGCTGTCTAGCAGTATGTATATATGCTATAAAAAATGATAGTCCAAATACAGCAAGAAATATTAATAATATATCCATTGAACACCTCTTTTCATATATAAGTATACTACAACAAATTACTTAGAAAGTCTTTCTTCATGTGTTGGCCAGTAATACTTACATGGCTCTTTCTTGTCTGGACAGCATGGGGTATTATTAATGCTAGTTGTTGCATATTGAAAATGTACATAATACATCGGATCTTTTTTAAAAAGATTAGCACGATGAGTTGTTATAACCCTAAGAAGTTTATTTTCATCATGCCAAAATGCTGGCGCTTCATTGCCCCAATCTTCCCAGCATTGATTTTTTAGATTATTAAGATTAGCTTCATTGTTTTCTGTCTTAATACCACGAAGCTTTGCCTGAGCGATCATAGCCTGAATATATTCCCACAAACCACGTTCATATCCACGCCACATAAGAACTGCTGGATGATTACGCCAACCACCAGTTTTAGATCTACCAGATAAAACATTAAGAATTTGGTAGCCTTCTAAGATTTGTTTATTAAGTCGTTTATTATCAAGCATATAAGCGGATACACTATAATCTCTTTGTGGTAAAAATGTTTGCATTATTGTAGTGGCTCCCGTGTTACAAGCACGATAGCCCCCTCCATCTCTAACGCTTTCTTAACAATAGCAATATACTTTACTGCATCTATTTTCTCGTCATGCGTTAATGGCAAGAAAGATCTTTCATCTAATTTTATCGCAAGAAAGTGCTCGTTGTCAACAAGAGAAATTTTAAAATTAGAAGGCGCTTTTATATTATGAAATGCCCTACGCATGGCATCTGTATACATTAATTATCCTTGCTTCTATTTTCAGAATATTTAAATATTTGATCTAAAGATTTCCACTCAATATCATTTTCTAAACCAAGAGCAGATAAAAATATTTGCCAAGTCTCAACAACATAGTCTTTTGCTGTTGGAGATGCATCAACTAAGCTGGAGTCAATTAAAAATGCAAGAGGCAAACCAAGATCATTGTATTCAATAAAATCTTGTAGTTCTTTATCTTGTCTATAATTAGACCAAAGCTCTGCAAGTATTGAACACATAGTTTCAAAACTAGTTAAACCGTCTCTGTCGTCAACACCCTCCATATTTCACCCCATTCTTTCTTACTCTTATGACTATTAAACTCTTCAGATATTTCGCCTTCTTCTAAATATATACCGCCCCATACTCCCCATTCTTTACCAGATATACCAACTGCAAAACATTTATTGGCTACTGGACAAGCTTTACACAAAGAATCTACAATAGGTCTAGAATCAATATCATTTTCATATTTATCAAAGAACGCATTCGTTTCTATGCCAAGGCAGGCAGAACCATCTTTCCATAGGTGCTGTTGCATGTTTAGCCCCTATATTTATTTGGAACATCCCAACCATTCCGATTAACTGGGTAAACTCTTTGTAAATACCAAACACCTTTTACTCTTACGCCACTTGGTGAAGTACGACCAGCTTCAGATCTTTTACGATCAGCAACGTCCCAACCGATCCAAGACAAATTATTATTCTTGGATACAATCTTTTCCATTTTTTTTAGATTTGATATAATCATTTTTTCTCCTAATACCTAAAAATTCCAGTTTCAACTTGTTTTGATTCTGCTAGAGATACCAGTTTAGATACTGGATCTTTTGGCTTACTTAAAAACGCAAAGTAATTAATATGCTCCATATTTTCTACAGCCCATGAAGATGGTACCTTATAGTGTTTAATCTTCATGCCTCTAGCTCTCATTCCTCTTTCAGAAAGATTGCAAAATTCAGAAACCATAGAGTTAATTTTAACTGGTCCAACAGAATAAACATGTAATTCTTTGTCTTCTGAAGCCATACTAGACATTGCCACTCCCATAGCACGTAAAAAAACTTGATAGTCATTGAACTCTTTGCTTCCCTGAACTACCACGTTCATTATCGTAACTCCTTTAATTTATCTAAAATAAACATCATTTTATCAATATCTGCTTTAGACATGCTTGATGTATCCACCTGTTTGGCGGTACTATGTAAAACACTTCCACTCTCTGTTTCTGCAACAAAGAAAACATTATCTTTAACCCAATAAGCATTGCCCTCTATAATTATAACTCTAAGCATATGTTTATTGATATGTCTTTTTGACTGAGAATATATCTTTAACTTGTTTTCTGAAGGATTAAAAAATTTAGTTTTATTATGAATAGCACTCTGGCTTCCCATTGCCATTTTTATCCCCCCGTATCTTATTTTAGAGTTATATCTAATTATAGAGTATGAGAAGTAAAAAGTCAATACGACAATAATAATAAGTTGTGCTAGATCATATAACATTTTATCTCCTATCCTATAATTGTACCAGGATTAGGTTGCTATGTCAATGTGTGATTAGTCTTTAAATACCTGTGAAAAAGAGGTAGACTTACTATGATCTGTACCAAAGTTAGAAAAGATTTCTTTATTCATTCTCTTTTCACGCTCTACAATTTTACGAGACCATGAGAATCCTGCATCTCCGCCCCATGCATCCCACATAATACGACCATTGGATGGATCAGATGTATTATAAAAATCTTTTCCTCTTTTGTCTACTTCGTGGCGAGAGAAAAAAGAGTACATTCTTTTTACAGTAGATAATGACATTGATCTACCAGCAACAATATCTGTGGCACGACCCCAACCAATTGGGGTTCCCGCACCTTTTGCCTTGCCCTCTTCTTTCCAGCGAAGAGCACGACGTGCTGCTGATTTCATACCAGACGTAGGGGTATAATATGTCTCTGCCTTATGAACATCTGATGGTTGTACTACTTTTGTTCTATTTTCCATTTTTTTTCTCCCCATATTTTCCAAGAACCGCTTTTAAGGTTCCATCTTTACGAAGACGAACAACCATACCATCTTTAATTTGAACTGGATTAAAACCGTCGTGTCTTTTGTATTGACCTGATGACATATTATTTCCTAAAGGTCTTCATGTCAAATATCGAATCAGAC